TTAATGCTTATAAGTTTTTAAGCGAGCAAAGCTTTTTGGAATGCCATGTATCTCGGCAACTTCTTGAATTGATAGATTAGTATTTTCGTAATCAGAAATCATGTCATCAGATAATAAAAGTTCAACAGCGAATGTATTTGCTTCAATTTCTAAACGATCCACTGAGAAAAGAGTTTGATTTCTCAAAAATGGTGTATTCGCTTTTGGATGTAATAGCGCATGACCAAGTTCATGCGCACATACAAAACGCTGTGTAATTTCATCTATTTGATTGTTTATATGGATAAACTTCATTCTTTTATAAGTGTTATAAAATCCAAGTGTATTTCCTAGATTTTCAAACATTACAATGATATTTTTTCGGTCGGCAATTTCGAATGGATTGGTTGTTTGATGTTTTTCTGCAATGTATAGTACGTATTCTTTTATATCCATATCAATTCACTCCATTCATTATTTTTTATACTTGTTTGGAGTGAATTTTTGTTTTGCTAGTTGTTTTGCCATCCGCATTGAATTTTCTAATGATATACGAATCATTTCTTTTGTATGTTCATCGATAGGTTCTCCATCAAACATAAGTGCATCTTCACTGTTCTCCAATTGTTCCAACGTTTTTTCTAAATCACGGGCTATATCACGAGTATCTTTTTTTGTTAGCTCCGGTAAGTCATTAGAATGAATTGAAGTATCTTGTCTTCCCAATAAATAGTCAGTAGTCACCTTCAAAATGTTTGCTAAATCTTTTAACATTTCGTTAGAAGGAGTACTATGACCATTTTCATAGTTGCTAATGGTGCCTTTAGTTGCATTAACTTTTTTTGCTAATTCTTCTTGGGTAAGTTTTTGAGCTTTACGTGCTTCTTTTAACCTTTGCGTTAACATCGCTAGCACCTCCTATATTAAAAGTTCAAGAGACTTGTTTCTAACACCTCCTATATCAAAAGTTCAAGAGGCTTGTTTTTTTATAAATAAGTACAAAGATATTGTACATTATAGGGAAGTAATATTAAACTTTGTACAAGAAATTTGTACAAAGTTGTTGACGTATAAGAATCTTATACTTATAATAAAAGTACAAGTTACTTATACAAGAGGGGTGATAAAGTGAATAAAAATATTAAACTAATCAAAGCTAGAAAAAAAAATAAAATGACACAGCAAGATCTAGCAGATAGAATGCAGGTTACCAAATCTACAATTAGTAATTGGGAGAATGGATATAGTAATCCAAGTCTTGAAAAAGCTATACGGTTAGCTGATATTCTTAATTGTGATGTGAAAGAATTAATTTGACGCACTTGAGTACAAGAATCTTATACTTTTATATTAAAAGAGGTGGAAGCATGTCTGTAATCAAACAAGCTTCTTCTGCCAAAGAGACTAAAACGTTTAAGTCTGGAAATGTAACAATAACCATTCATTCAAACTTAGTTAATATGTCTCCAGAAGAACGAAAACATTGGTTTGAAAAAGAGCAGGAAAATAGGAACCCTGTCCTTATGAAACTCAATGAAGTCATTCATAAAATCAATATGGAACTATCTACTAATTAGTATTTTAGAACATTAACAACTAAATATGGAGGCGAACAAATATGGGAACAAGCATATATTGTAATTCATCAATAGGTGCGTTATTGCGAGGAGCAAGAGAGTGTTGTGAAGATACAACGTTAACAACGAAGAAAGGACTTGCAGCGCATCTTGGAATTACATATGAACGCTTGAAAAATATTGAAGCTGGTATTTCACGGGTTCCATTTGAATTAGCGATGGATTGGTGTGATGCGACGAAAGCGCAGTTAAACAAACAAGCAATTAAACATATATATGGTGTTGGTTTACCACCCACTGATCCGCGTTTAACAAGCGATGTGAACTTACAGCTAATGAATTACGTTAAGCAATCTGAAGACGGCATTAAAGCGGCAAAAGAAATTATGACATTGCAAGTTACAACAAGGACGTGGCAAATGAATGACTCAATAAAAAAAGAATACGAACAGCATGCTATAGAAATCTATGACATGATTCAAGCTACTAATTGTGTGATTCAAGCATTAGAAGGTGTACATCCAGGATTACTTGAGGAAGTAAAAGGTAATTGGTTAAGGAAAGCACTCTCAGAAAGTGTAGTGGTTCGTTCCGTTGACAGTATATTGAATTCGTCAAAAGTGATGTAAGGAGGAAATAACAATGACTGTAGATTATATAAATCCTAGTTTGGAAGAGTATAAAGAGTTAATTCGTCTTGATGCAAAACTAACAGGTGAAATTAAAATATCGGAAACATTTGCTGAAGATGAAAGCTTAGAGGAATTAAAAAGAGAGAAAAAACTAATTGGCATTCGAATCAAAATTATAGAAGCTTCATTCGTTTTAAAACATAAATGGGCAAAAGAAAAAGCTACCGCCTAGACAACAGTAGCCTTAACAAAAATATGATAGAGCAATTATAACATTATATAAATCATTTGGACAAGCACTGTGCTTGTCGTTATGACCAGAAAGGGATTGTTTTCCTCCCATCCCCTTGCAATACGCCTTTCTGGTTGTAACGATGCGTACAGCATCAATTAAAAGAGAAAAGGAGAGTGAGAGAAAAGTGTTAGAAGAAAAAAAGAAAAAGGTTTCAACCTCAAAAAAAGATGAAGTTGAAACCAAAGTAGCTATCACATTTGATGGAAGACAGATTGCTGAGACGATAGTTTCTAGTCTTCCTGAGACTCTAGCTGATCAACAACCCGCTGAATTAATTCAACAGTAAACAAAGTTTGGTTTGCACTTACCTTTCCAATTAAGGGAGCCACTATATCTTGGATAATGCTATTAACATCCATTGTTTGCCCGTTAAATTGGTTGATAAATTCTTCAACTTCTTGTCTTTGAATTTCGATAGTTTCTTTTTGAATTTCTTTTGCGAGTTCTATTACATCAATTTTAGTTTTCATGTGGTAACACCTCCTGTCATTTGTAATTTTACATGTAAGAGGTAATAGTTTCCACAATAATCTATTGGACAAGCCGCTGTGCTTGTCGTTATGACCAGAAAGGGATTGTTCCTCCCATCCCCTTGCAATACGCCTTTCTGGTTGTAACGATGCGTACAGCATCAATGAATACAAGAAAGAGGTGAGATTTATGAAAACTGAATATAACCGTTTAACTGAATTGGTGCTTCTTAAAGATTTAGAACTTGCAAATGAGTTGCATGATTGTATGGTTACTTGCGTTCACAATCTGTTTAATGCTCAAACAAAAGAAGAAGCTGATCGGTGGGATAAAGAGTTGATTCGTTGTTCGAAAGATTTTATGAAACTACGTGAAGCAAGGCAAGACTATGAAGCTTCGAAAAGTTATCGTGTGGTAATAAAAGATTTTCGAGAGAGAGGGATTAACGTTTCATTAGTAACTCGTAGAAAATAAAAAATCTACCACTTGGCAGAGTGATAGATGAATGCTCTTGAAAAATTTAAGTTAGGTCAATTATACCAAATTAAACCATGTGAAAGCAATGGAGCGTGTTAGATGCTTTTAGACAAATCGTTACATAAAGTGTTGTTGAATCCTAAATTACTTCAGCAATCGACATCAGAGCAGCACCTTATTTATTTAGTAAAACAATATCTCAAAACAGGATATAAGAATTATCGCTTATTACGTGTAGAGGACGGATTTGCGATATGTAAACGGGAGGATGAATAATATGGCAGTTTATAGACAAGTACAAGTATCTTTTTGGCAGGATGCAAAAGTTATTGAGGAAATGACTCCGGAAGATAAATTATTTAACTTGTACCTTCTGACTAATCCACGTACTACACAAATTGGAGTATACCAAATTACGAAAAAGCAAATGGCTTTTGATTTAGGGTATTCCATGGAAAGTGTTAACGCACTCTTAGATCGTTTTGAAAAACATCATAAATTGGTTAAGTATAATCCGGAAACACGAGAATTAGCCATTATTAATTGGGGGAAATACAACCTTAATAGAGGCGGAAAACCAGTTGAGGATTGTATTCGTAAAGAATTAGATGGAGTGTCAGATGTTAGCTTGGTCGCCCTAGTATCAGCAAAAGTTAAAAGTGATAAAATCCGTACTATTTTCGAAGAATTTCTTAATGCTAACGATACGTCCGACGATACGTCAACGATAGGTGGGCAAGAAGAAAAAGAAGAAGAAAAAGAAGAAGAACAACAACAAGAAGAACGCGCAGGCGCGGAAGAAGTTGTTGAGGTTAATCCAATTTCTTTTTACGAGCAAAACTTCGGATTCATTACACCTTTTATCGCAGATGGTATTCATGCTTGGATAGATGATTTAAATGCAGAGCTTGTTGTAAAGGCTATGCAAATTGCTTTAGAGAAAAATACGAGAAACATGAATTACGTAAATACGATTTTACGAGATTGGCACCTTAAGGGATTGAAAACAGTGGCAGATGTTGAAGCGGCTGATAAAGCATTTCGTGCTCAACGATTAGCAAAAGTACAACAGCAAGCACCCTATCAACAAAAAGGCTTATCAGAATCTACTAAGAACGTAATACAGCAGCAAGAATCATGGGAACAGAACATTCCAACAGAAGAAGAACTTGCAGCACTTAACAAACAGAATGCGTGGTTGGTTCAATGAGCAACGATATGATTCGTAACGTAGAGGCGGAACAAAGTGTCTTAGGGAGCATTATTCAAGAAGGCGATTTAATTAAAGATTGTCAGCTGAAGGTAAAACAGTTTTCTTTACCAACGCATCAAGTGATTTTTAAAGCAATGAGAGAGCTAGAGGATGCTGAAGTGCCAGTAGATCTTGTGGCTCTCATTGGGAAATTCGATGAAAGTTTTATGAATCAAATTGGTGGAATTGAATTCTTTGTTAACTTGACAGAGGTTGTAACAACAACTAAAAACTTCTCGTATCACGAAGGTTTAGTGATTGAAGCATGGAAGATGAGACATGCTCAAGAGGTTGCTGGTAATTTATATAACCGTCTTCAGCAAGATAGGGATATGAGTGCTATTAGTACATCGATTGATGAATTAGGTGCCATTGAAGAAACAGGTTATTCAGATGAATTTAACCTGAAAGATACGCTTGTTGATCTGTATAAAAAAATGCAAATTGATGTCGGAGATTTAACCGGTATTCCAACTGGCTATGACGACTTGAATAGAATGACAGCAGGGCTACAAGAAGGTGATTTGATCATTATCGGTGCTCGTCCTTCGATGGGGAAAACAGCATTTGTATTAAACGTTGCTTTTCATGCAGCAAGTGCCCAGACCGCAACAGGAGTATTCTCGCTAGAGATGGGAGAAGAGCAGTTACTCAAGCGGATAATCTCAAGTACTGGAAATATAGATGCTACGAAATTAAAGAATCCTAAAAAGCTATGTAATTTAAAAGATTGGGAAAAAATTAGTCAGGCAATGGGATTAATAAATGATTTGCCACTAGAAATTTATGATAAGGCAAATGTGACGATGCAAGAGATTTACGCTAAGACTAGGAAACTGAAGCGTAAGTATCCTGATAAAAAGGTTTTAATCGCAATTGACTATTTGCAGCTTATTGTAGGTGACCCAAAGCACAAAGGAAATCGCATGCAAGAGATTGGTGAGGTTAGCCGTAAGTTAAAACTTATGGCAAGAGAACTAAATGTATGTGTCGTTGCATTATCGCAGTTAAGCCGCGCTGTGGAAAGTAGACAAGATAAGAGACCATTACTATCAGACTTACGTGAGAATGGTCAAATCGAGCAAGATGCGGACTTGATCGCATTCTTATATCGCGAAGATTATTACGACCGTGAAACAGAAAATAAAAACATAACGGAAATCATTCTAGCGAAACAGAGAAATGGCCCGGTTGGTGTAGTCGAATTAGCGTTCATTAAAGAATTTAGTAAGTTTGTAAATTTAGAACGAAAGTTCAATCATCAACAGGAGGCTTAATCATGTTGTTACGTCAGGAAGTAGAACGTAGAAAACTAGCAATTATTCGTAAACTATTGGGATTAGGATTAACTGAAATTAACGGAAAAACATTAGATCAACTAACATTAACGCAGCTAGAGGAAATATTAATCGCAAGCTTGCAAGTATTGGAGGGTAATCAGCATGATTCTCACGAGAGATTGGCGTAATGGTGATACGGTTCACCTCAAGCGTAAAAAGTTTAGAGATATTTTACGTGCGGTACAAGATTTAGAAAAGCGAGGGTATTCATGCGTTCACCCGATTAAGTCGTTAGTACAGCGTCAAAGAGAATTCGTTCACAAACGCACGAATGGGAAAATTAGCCCAGCCAATTATAGCTTTACACAAACGAATGCTGATACTTGCTATGTAGTAATGATGCGAAAAGAAAAGAGTGAAGAACATGCTGAAGCAATTAACAATTTTTGATGTTGAGCCTGTTGTTTCATTTGATTCAAAGAAAGCGACAATCCATCGTTTGAATTCAAAACTACGGTATGCAGATGTAGTTGTACAAATACCACGTCAAGCAAAAGCGATTGACGAATTAAAACCGACGACATCACCCGATGAGCGTTATGAGTTATTTGAAGATTACGCAATTGGGATTTGGCGTTACAAACGAGCGGAGGATAAACAATTTGTATATGAAGAGGCTGAAGACATATGCAAGCGAGCAAGAGATGAAAAAGATCCGATTCCAATTCGGCTCCATCTATCACTTGAACAAGCATTTATTCCAGAAAACGTTGTTCAATATTTGTAAACAAATAAAAAAAGCCGAGACCACTCTCGACTTACTTCGACAAAGTAATTATAACACATTTAGGAGTGGTTTCGGTGGCGATTATCAAAGAAAACGTTATAGAAATGAAGGCTGAAATTTCTTTAGTAGAAAACATGATTTACGTTGTGAAAGATGGAAAGATTCATCCAATTGAACCGCCAACGACTGGACATGGTGAGCAATCGTTTGTATATAAAAGCGGAAAAGTAACTCGTATGGATGAGCGAAAAACGCAGTTAATTTAATGGGGGAGTAAAAATGAATTTAATTAAATTATTTGAGGTACAAGCAGGACTAAAACAACACATCGGATACAAAGGTGAAGATAAGTTTCCAAAAATGATGTTAGCAATGTTGGTCGAGTTTATGGAGTGTGCGAACGATTGGCGCGGCTTTAAGTATTGGAGTAAGGACCAAAATAAGAAAGATAGCTTGCTAGAGGAAACTGTTGATGGGCTTCACTTTGTAATAGAGACAGGCATTGATCTATTAGAACGAGGACAAATACAAAGTATGCCTATGTACGTTAACACTAGCAGCACACACCACAAGGCGCAGCAACAAGACATAGTAAGGCAGTTTAAACAATTGATATACACGGTATTGTATTTGGACGGTGAAGTAGAGAGAGGCGCGAAGTATTTAGATAATGAATATTACGAACTAGTTAAACAATACATGCACTTATGTTTCTTGCTAGGGTTCACGGATGAACAAATACACGATGCATACATGAAAAAAAATGCAGAGAACCATCAACGTCAGGATAACGGATATTAAGACCAAATTTGAATTTTGTACAAAACTGGGGGGAATGAGAATGAGAGATTTAGATTTAGGTGGTCTTAAAAGCAATTGGAGAGCATTTAAGGAAATGGTTGAAAGTAAACATAAAGATTTTTTAGTAACGTACTATTTTGTCTTCAGCGAAGATGACTGCGGGGATGAAGTATATGTATTCACAAGTCATTCTGATTTAGATGAATGGTTATCCAAAATGTTTTGGGATTGGGAGCGCTACGAGTCCAGGAATGTTGAAGACTCAATGGAAGATGTGAAAGTTTGGAAGTTAATTGCTGAAAGTGAATTCAAACGTTTAAATACCTTGTATAAAGGAGCTAGAAAAACATCAATTGAGATTGATGGAGAAAGGTATTATCGAAAGTTAATACCAGTGAGTGTAGAGCCTACGGTTGTTGTTTCAACTAATTTTTATTAAAAGCGTTATTTTATTAATTAGTAAAGGATTAACGGTTCGGAAACGATTGATTTTACGCACTTTGCACTTGGTAGGAGGGTGAATACCAAATCCCAGCTACGCAATTTGATACGTTGCTGGGAAAACTTTCTAAAATGGGACTCCTGGTACAAGTTACGAAAGATGATAATCATATTTTATATTATCGACTTACGGATCGTGTAAGACAGTTTTTAGCAAAGAAGGGTGTAAAGTGAATATGGATATTACTTTGTATAATTTATCGTCTCACCATCTTGTTTTTCATCAATCCTGTGGTCGCTACCATCACTTTCAAAAAAATAAAAAGCTGAAGAAGGTTGACCTTCAATGGTGGATAGGTATACACAGTAGAGTTTGTCATTAATACCGTTGTATTGAGCGGAGTGCTCTTTAAAAATCTTGCGGCATTCTATTGAGATATGTTCGTAGATATATGGAAGGTTCAAAGTTTCTTCATTTAGGTTATCCAACATGTCTTGAATTTGTTTTTTTACAGCATCTCTTAATTCAGAATAGGCGCCTATCAATACCATATCTTTAACTTTGTTATATACGGTGAATTTTTCAAAACGATCTACACCGTGATTAGCAAGTAGGCTGTATTTTCCTTGCTTATGGTCAAGCTCGCCTAAAAGAATATGACCTACTGGTTCTGGAATATCTCGTTCGACAAGATGAAGAAGATTAACATGTTTATATAAATCTAAAATACAAGCGCGTCTCTCCTCCGGCGTAAATTTTTCGTCTTTATTGAATAAGGTTTTTCTTAAAATTTGTGAAGCGTAAAACGTAGAGTCAAATCCGGATACACCTAAAATATTTGTAGGTGTAACCAGCGTGATTTTACGTCTATATTCACTGTGTACTTCTTCTGTGTTTTCTAGTTGCTCTCGTGAGTCACTCACCATTAGTATGCCGTTTGGTAATATAATGCCTGCAATTAAAGTCATGGGTTTCTCTCCATTCAATTTTAATTTAGATACCAATATTTATATTTTAACATAGTTGGAAAAGTTGACTGTGGAGCAATACCTTTGAAATGTTAAAGATTGTATTAGGTGAATAAAGAGCAATGGATGAGAGAATTTAATAAGTCTTTAGGTATGGGGATTGAAGGGTATTTTTAAAGGAATTCAACAAAATAATCCTTTTCTAATAAAAAGTTACTAAAATATGAGAAAATGATATAATAATACCAATTACACATTTAGTCCTACTGGAAGAACCAGCGGACATCGAACTATAAGAGCATTAGCAATATTGCTCTGTAGTTTGGTGTCCGCTTTTTTTATTTTGCTTAGAGGTGATGGGAATGAAAAAGATTCGTGATCAGCAGCAAAAGAAACAGCATAGGAACCAGAAAAAAGAGAAATTAAATGTTAGAGATATAGAGGAATTAATGGGCATCCGTAGACCGAGATATGGGCGTGGTCATGGCGGAGCATTTAGACAAAAATAAAAACTTGGAGGAATTCAATATGAAAAAACAATTATCATTCAAAATGCCAGTTGTGGATGGAAGTAGAACAAAGAAAGCAGTTGAAGAAGTATTTGAAGTGTATCGTCAGTATTTAGCAACAATGCCGAGTGATATTTCACCTAAAATCACACCATCTTATTGTATTATTCCTCCATCATGTACAAATGCTTTTCATAGTTCCACGGAAGAAATCGCTATTGAAAGAATAGAATACGAGCAAGAACGAAATGAGTATATGAATTGGGTTTATGAGGGAGTTAATCGTTTAAAAGATGATGAACGTCAAATAATAGTAGAAAGGTTTATGGGAGAGGTACCAGGGTACGATCCTGATATTTGGTTAGAGCTTGGGGTAGGAAAAACTAAGTATTATAAATTAAAAGGACAGGCATTATTACGATTGGCTTTCAACTTGAAAATAGAAGTATATAAAAAGAATTATAGATCAGCAGAGGTGAAGAGTGCATGAATTTAGTTCAGCCAATTCGTGATAAAGAAGCTATTCAAGAAATTAAAGAGTTTTTCAAGGAACAGAATGAGCGTAATTATATTTTGTTCCTTTTAGGTATTAATACCGGATTACGGATTTCTGATATATTACGTCTTCGGATTCGTGATGTAGAAGGTTGGAGCATCTTCATCCGAGAAAAGAAAACAAAGAAAGTTAAAGAAGTGAAGATGCCATCTGAACTAAAGAGAGCGATAAGGGAATATGCGAGTGGAAGACCGAAGAATGAATTCCTTATTAAGAGTAGAAATGGTAAGAACAAACCAATTACTAGATCGATGGCATATGTAATATTGAATCAAGCAGCAAGGGAGTTTGGTTTGGAGCGAATCGGTACTCATTCACTTAGAAAAACATATGGATATCATCACTATAAGCAGTTTAAAGATGTAGTTGTTTTACAGCGAATGTTAAATCATACGGACCAAAAGGAAACATTAAGGTATATCGGAATTGAACAAGATACATTAAATGATTATCAAAAGAAATTCAAAATCTAAGGATTTTATTTTTTTATGCATTTTTTGAATTTGCTACAAAAGAAAAGTGTCAAATTGGTTTTGCTGATGTGCTGAAAAGCTTGATGGTTCTAAGTGGAAATGCGATGGACTAATTCAACACAATATAACTTGTAGCGAATTCATTTTTAGAGGTTATTAATCTTAAATAGCAAAAAACTATGTAAAAAGGAGAAGAATTTGTGAAAAAAAAGAACGCGATTCTGAAAAACGGAAAGTATTGGATATGATACAATTAAAAGGAATTAATAGAAGGGGAGTGTTTTAATTTGAATAGCATTAATGCAAAAAGATTTGAGGCAGTAGATACTATATTAACTGGATTTACGAATTTCTTTATTGTGAATTCTGTAAAAGAAACCCCGATTTACAAGGAGTTTGAGATAGTAGGGTTAAAGGATAATAGTGAAGAGATTAGTAAAGTGGCAGCGGAGGTGAATGAGTATTTACTTAGCCGTAATAATGAGGATATAGTAAATGTGTTAAGTAATCCGCGTTATATTGAATTAAGCGATAAAGGGCACGAACTCTCAGAAGAAAAAATTTGCTATGGAAAAATTAAAAAGGAATACAATACTTTAACTAATGAAATCCAAATAACAATAGAAACATCAAGCGAGATTAAAGAGTTTACTTATGGTCAAGAAGAGGTAATGAAGGATTTAATGGACTATATGCAAAACCTTCATAAAATAGCAAAGGAAGAATATCATAAATAAAACGCGAACTTTTTGCGAACAATTCGCGGAGGATTTGCGAACGATTCGCGGACGAAATTAGTTTTTAGGCATGATATATTTGTATTGTGAGAAATGGCGGAAAACGTTTTTCACATTCCTTTATATTTGAAATGGATCGCCATGACCGGTGGCGATGGTAGAGGATTGAATGAACATGTTGTTTCTTGATTTCGTTCAATTTAGATTACACGTTGTGTAAATGAAGAAGAGCTTTTGCTCTTCTTTCAATCGCTGACTACGAGACACAGTAGTAATTACGGGAGAGTGACGTATTGTCGACGATTGAAAGAGGTGTAGAACCTCTTAACCAAACTGAATTGAATATGTAGTACACTACACGATTCGTCTATTTAGTAAAGAGCGTTATTCAATCGGGTAACGTCTTTTTGTATTTATTAATAATAAAACTTCACATACCGTACTTTGAGTGTGAGCATCCATTTGGGTGCTTTTTATTTTGGAGGAGGATGGAGGATGGATTTAACATTAAAGGGTTTAGAAAAGTGTTTTAATGAGGCTGCAACTGAAGAGGCAAATTATGTAGCTGTTCAGATTGAAATGGATGGGTTTCCTAGCGATGAAGTAATTATTAATAACAATCATAATATTGAATCTAAATTGGAGTATTACAAGAAAACGTACAATGAGGATTTAGAACATAGATATGCTCCAAGTATTCGTATTGTTGGATATGCATATGGTTATTCGTTTTCAGGAATTCAACGTGAGTTAGGGTTACTCATCGATTAAAGAGTGAGGTGATAGCTATGGAAACACATGAACTTATTCAGTTAATAAGAGATGACAAGCTTATGAAGTTCTATAAGTCTAGAGAATGGCGTGAGCTAAGGGTCAAGGCTTTGAAGAGAGATAACTTTGAATGTTGTATGTGTAGAGATAAAGGGAAGTATCGTAAGGCTGATTGTGTTCATCACATCAAGGAAGTAAAAGAATATCCAGAGTTATCGCTAACTTATGACAACCTTATGTCTCTTTGTAATACATGTCATAACGAAGTACATGACCGTTTAAAGGCACAGGATAAGCTACCAGCGTTTGTGAATGAAGAGAGATGGTAATGGATGATTATAAACGATAATGGTCGTGAGTACGATACTGACTATCTTGAACGAGTAGCAATGTCAGAACCAGAGAATAGAACAAGCGTAGAGCGAGACATCTTTAATGCAGGTGCTCGCGTTATTTATTATAGGTACACACAGATCAGAGACATTATTAATCGCAATAGATGTAATAACTTAACGATTAATAAAGTAAAACAACTCTTAGATATAGATAGAGTGCAAATGTTTTTGCCAATTACAGAAAAAGAAATACATTACATTATTTCTTTTGTCGAACGATATATACAAATCAAATAAGTCCCCCCCTTAAAATAAAATCGACTTTCTTTCGGGGGAACGTTCAACGGGAGGGGGAGAGCGGTTAAAACATTTTTACGAATTTAAAAGTAAGAGGGGGGGTACTTGTGCGAAAACTATCAAAAAAAGCACAGATAAAGCAAGATTTATTACAGCAATTGGAAGTTAGTGGTTTGAACGGCATGCACTATGTTGATCTTGTTGATGACTACATGACATTGTTTGATGCGAAAAATAAGTTAGCAAGAGAAATGAAAAAGAATGGGCCTATGATTGAATGGCAAAATAGCGAGAGTCAAAAAGGAGTCAAGGCGAATCCAGCTACAAAGGAATTTCGTGAGACAAATAAGCGCATGACAGAATTATTAAAAGTACTTGGTTTGAAAGAGCCAATATATGATGAGGGTAATGATGACGATGACATCTAGATATCCAACTACATATAAGTATCATCCTTACATTGATGAGTATATGCGTATGGTTGAAAACGGGGAAATACAAAGTTGCAAAGAGCAAAAGCAACTCATGGAGTTTCTTCGTTGGAAGTTAGATCAACCAGATGTGATAATCGATGCGGATGCTATTGAAAAATCAGTGGATAAGCCAGCCCCCTATTTTCCTTTTTCACTTTTCGCTTGGCAAAGATTCTGTAATGCCTTTTTTTACGGCGTACGTTATGCAGACGGTCGTCTTATGTTTGACAGGTATTTGTTATTACTTGGACGTGGTGCAGGTAAAAATGGATATATCAGTTATGATTGCTTTTATATGTTAAGTGGTCATCATGGTATTAAAAATTATGATATAGACATTGTGGCAACTTCAGAAGATCAGGCGAAAACATCATTCGAAGATATTTTAAATGTTTTAGAGACACCTAAATTTGTAAGGAAGTTAAAAAAAGTTTTTTATAAGTCAAAAATATTAATCAAACATTTAAAGACTAAATCTAAACTTGAATTTAACACGTCAAATGCTCGTACAAAAGATGGTAAGCGAAGTGGAACTGTTATATTTGATGAGTTACATGAATATGAGGATTATTCTAATATAAAAGTTTTCACCTCTGGTTTAGGTAAAAAGAAGGACCCGAGGATTTTTTATATTACAACAGATGGAAATGTCCGTGGTGGAGTATTGGATGACATGAAAGACGAAGCTCAAATGGTTTTAAATAAAGAATTACCACACTCCACACTGTTTCCTTTTATATGTAAGCTTGATGATGAAAATGAAGTTCATGATGAGTCTATGTGGGAAAAGGCGAACCCTTCATATAGATATAACGAAAATTTACAACACGAAATGCGGAAAGAATATCATGATATGAAACGTAATAGTGCATTGCGGATTGAGTTCATGACAAAAAGAATGAATCTACCTGTCGAAGATACAAGGAAAGAAGTTGCTACCTATGAGGAACGATTAGCTACAGAGCAGCCATTCCCTGAGGATATCCAAGGAATAGAATGTATAGGAGCTGTTGACTTTGCGCAAATACGCGACTTTTGTTCGGTAGGGATTTTATTTAAAAAAGACGGGAAACGCTATTGGATGCAACACACATTCATGCATCATACAGCTCCTAAACTACAAGATATTAATCCAGATATTATTCGAATTGCAATTGAGAAAGGATTACTCACTGTTGTTTATGACAAATCAATTAGTGCTGAACATGTGCTGAATTGGTTCATCATGATGAATAAGAAGTACCGTATCAAGAAAATTAGTATGGACTTGTACCGTTCTACGATTTTAAAAGAAGCATTAACAACAGCAGGATTTGAAATTGAAATTGTACGTCGTGGAGCAGCAACGCATAGCATGTTAGCCCCGCTTGTAGAGGAAATGTTTATTAAACAAGCAATTGTTTTTGGGGACGATCCTCTTATGCGTTGGTATGTTGGTAATGTATACAAAGAAGAAAAAATGAATGGCAATATTGAATATAAAAAAATTGATAAAGAAAAGCGGAAAACAGATGGGTTTTTCGCTTTTTTGCATGCCTTGAATTTTGATTCGGAATTAAATGAACATAAACAACTCACTCCGGGAACATTCAAAGTAAGAACTTATTAGAAAGGTAGGTGAAGAAATGGGGTTAATAGATTGGATAGGCGGTTGGTTTGGAAAGAGAAACAGGGAAGCATTAAAAAGTTATTTATATGAGTCTTCTATTGATTTCTATTTTAAAAAATTAGCTGTAAATACTTGTGTGGATTTAATTGCAAATACGCTTGTTCGTTGTGAGTTCCAAACTTTTGAAAAAGGAAAAGAAGTCCGAAATGAAAACCATTATTTATTTAATGTACAACCAAATCAAAATCAAAATGCTTCTCAATTTATGCATAGCTTAGTTTCACATTTGATTTATGATAACGAATGTTTAGTTATTATGCATAACGATCAACTTTATGTAGCCGACAGCTTCAATAAAGAAGAATTTGCATTAAGAGAAAATTGGTATACAAACGTTACAATAAATGACTTCACTTTTACCCAGAAGGTATTTAAGGAGAGTGAAGTTTTTTATTTCAAATTAAATGATGAAAATATCATGAATGTGATAGATGGTTTATATGGAAGCTGGGGGAAATTAATTACTTCTGCAACGAATATTTATAAGCGTTCCAATGCAATGCGAGTTGTAGTAAAAGGTGAATTTTTAAGAGCACAAACTGACGAGATGCAAGAACAAATCGATGCAATGTTTAATGAACAATTCAAAACATTTTTTGAAGCAGATAATGCTGGTGCTGTATTCCAATTACAAGATGGATACGAATTAGATAATTTCAGTAATACTTCAAAAGGAAATAAGTTAGATAGTCGAGATATTAAATCACTGGTGGATGACATTATCGATTTTGTTTCTATGGCTTTTCATGTACCAAAAGGAATGTTAAAGGGTGATGTGGTGGACGTATCAAAACAAACCGATAATTTTCTTATGTTTTGTATCAATCCACTTATAGAATTAATTACAGATGAAATCAATCGGAAGTTTTATACAAAAGAAGAATACTTAGGGCGAACGTATTTAAAAGTTGATACAAGTAGAATTAAGTATGTTGACATTACAGAACTAGCAAATGCTTGTGATGTGTTCTTCAGAATTGGTGTAAATTCAATTAATGACATTTTACGAATGTTAGGGCGTGAACCGATAGATGAGGAATGGGCAGATATGCGTTATGTTACTAAAAACTATGAATCAGTTGAAAATGCTGAATCATTAAAGGGAGGTGAGAATAATGACGGTAATGGAAATACCAAAAATTAAAAATAGATTTGAAGTACTTAATAGTGCAAACACTGAAGAAACAGACCTTTATATGTATGGAAGTATTTCAGCATATTCTTGGTATGATGGTATCTCAAGTAGTAAAGTACGAGAGCAATTGAAAAACATTACAGCAAAAACAATTAACGTCCACATCAATAGTGGTGGTGGTGATGTATTTGAATCCATAGCTATCTCTAATTTATTAAAAAATCATTCTGCAAATATTGTTGTACACATCGATGGTTTGGCGGCAAGTGGTGCATCTGTTATTGCAATGGCAGCAGATAAAATCGTAATGCCAAAAAATACAATGATGATGATTCATAAAGCATGGACTTATGCAGCGGGTAATGCTGAAGGATTACGAAAGGTTGCAGATCGTCTAGATAAAATCGATAATGCAGTAACAGAAAGTTATACATCTCGTTTTGTAGGAGAGAAAAGTGAATTAGAAACGTTATTAGCCGAAGAAACATGGCTAACTGCTGAAGAGTGTAAAACATTTGGTTTCTGTGATGAAATTTCAGATGAAATAGTAATTCCAGAAGATGACGAAGACGATGAACAACCTGCAAAGTCGAAGATGTTAAACAAATACAAAGCATCGGTCAAAGTACAAGATAATCAAAAAGAAACAACTCAAAGTAATAAAAATGCACTATTTACATTATTAACAGCATTAAACACTCCAAAACGGTAGTGTTTTTTATTTTGCTTAAATATAGGAGGAATTTGAAAATGACAATGAAAAATTTAGATCGTGACGCACAGAAACAAAATGAAATGAGAGAGAAGTTATTGAATGCAATGAATAGTGGTGATGAGGAACAAGCTGCAGCTGCTATGGTCGAATTTGCAAACTCTATTCAACAAAATATTATCAATGAAGCACGACAAGCAGTAAATGAAGATTTATCAGATCAACAAGTGATGGTAAGCCGCGGTCTTCAAGTTTTAACAAAGGAGGAGCAATCATATTATAACGAAGTCATTGCAAATAAAGGATTTGCAGGTACAGAAACATTAGTCCCAGCAACTGTATTTGAGCGTGTATTCGAGTATTTACGTGTAAACCACGCATTGTTGAATCATATTCAATTTGTAAACACTACTGGTGTAACGCAATGGGTAGTTAAAAAAGGATATGTACAATCAGCTTGGTGGGGCAAGCTTTGTGAAGAAATTAAAGAGTTATTAGATGATGGATTTGAAGTTATTACAACAAATTTATATAAATTAAGTGCTTATGTTCCAATTTGTAACGCTATGTTAGATTTGGGACCAATCTGGTTAGATCGTTATGTTCGTGAAATTTTAGCTGAATCGATGGCGATTGCATTAGAAGAAGCTATCGTTAAAGGTACAGGGAAAGACCAACCGATTGGAATGATGAAGGATTTAAAAGCAGCAGTAACTGATGGCGTATATAGTGATAAAACAGCTATTCCGCTTACTGATCTAACACCAGAATCATTAGGGAAAGAAGTAATGGCACCACTTACTAATGGTGGACGTCGTGCAGTGAGTAATGCCCTTATGATTGTGAATCCACTGGATTATTGGGAAAAAATCTTCCCAGCAACTACATTTTTAACACAAAACGGGGCATATGTATCAGGTGTGCTTCCAATTCCAGCGGCAGTGATTCAATCATTAGCTGTTCCGAAAGGTAAAATGGTTGCTGGTATCGCGAGCGATTACTTTATGGGTGTTGGTTCAACTCAAAAGATGGAAAGCTCAAAAGAATATCGCTTCCTTGAGGACGAAACTGTATATCTATCTAAACAATACGCAAATGGTCGTCCAAAAGATAACGATTCATTCTTAGTGTTTGATATTAGCGCCTTAAAGACTGGTAGCGGAACAACTACACCCTAATCAACCCTCCACATTAAAAGTGGAGGAAATCAATTTTAATAGTATGTTAAAACCAGAATTAGTTACTTACGCAAATCAACATAATATAGATATTTCCTCTGCAACCCTGAAAGAGGATATTCGAAAAATTATAGAAGAATCAGTTACAAGTGGTGAGTGAAATGAATGAAACATTAAATGAGAAGCTACTTGAAGAAGTTAAAAGTTTTATGAAAGTTACTTGGAATGAAGAGGATCAAGATATCCTAAAAAGTATTGGACGTACAAAGGCATATTTACAGAAACTTTATGGGAGTGTGCCTTTGTCTTTTGATGACGAAAATCAAGCTAAAGAATTATTGTTGAATCGTTGTTGGTATGAACGTGAAAAAAGCTTAAATGATTTTGAAACAAATTATAAAGGCCTATTAGTCGGTTTCATAGCGGAAGGCGCACTAAAAGCGAGGAGAGTACAAAATGAAGCCGTACAATGAAACATTTAATGATGGTTTTTTGAGATACGGACGTATAGAAACGAAACGTAGTGAAAATGCAAAGCGAATCAAAGGTGTCTTTTCTGAAGAAGGAAAACTAGCTTTTAGAGAATTGTCGGCACGAGATAGTGACTATCAATCTTGCGGATTATTAAATGCAAAGTTAGATAAAAAAGTAAAAACTTTGTTCCCACCCTCTTTTCGTTCTATTAATAAAAATAAATTAAAAGCAGTTATAGAAAAATTGGAATACGATGTCATCAAAGTTGATTCAGACAAGAGATATCTATATTTCTATTTACAGGAAGTAGGTGGACATGATAAGTAACGAACAATCAAAAAAACGACTTCAAAAAATGAATAGCTTGTTAATTTCGAAATTAAAAGAAGCGTTCGATGTAGAAGTTTACCAGGATCAAGTAAGTGAAGATGAAGAAGAAGACTATCATTATTTCATATTTGAGACAGGCGGTTTTGAAAAAACAGACAACAAATTAACGCTTAAGCAACACGTTTTAATTCGTTATTACTCTGAAAATCGAGATGACTTAGATGAAAGGATGCTAGATATTATTGCAACACTTGAAGCTACAGGGCATTCTTTTCAACGTTCTGATAAAACATCTATTCAAAAAGGAGAAACGGATGAATACATTGATGAAATTGAAATTTATGTAACGAGACTTATTAAATATGGCTGCTAGTTCATGGAGTGTAGAGTTTGGTGATATTGAAGCCTTAGAAAACAAACTCAAACAAATACCAGGGAAGTCAGAGCAAGCACTTAATAAAGTTTTACATAGTGATGGTGTGAATCTTGCAGTCGAGTCTATTCAGCCTAATATTCCAGTTTCTACATGGAAAGGGCGTGTGAGAAATAAACGACATGCCAAAGATCAAAAATCTTTAACAAATAGCAAATTGAACCTTGGATTTACCATTCGTCCAACACCTAGATTTAATTATTTGAAGTATCCAGATCTAGGGATAGGGAACTCGAAAAAGAACACACCGAAAAAAATATTAGAGCGTGGTTTACAAACCGCTACTCCAAAGATATCAAAACGCTTAAATGAAGAATTAGATCAAGTTATCAATCAAACACTAGGAGGTTAATTATTATGCCAAAAACAATTATTGAAGAATTCGATTCCATGTCATTTACAAACGTAGGTATTCAATTTATTGAGGGTGGAACTCAGCAAACAGGTGCAAAATTTGGTTGTGTTGGAACAATCGAAGGTGAAACAGAAATGCTTGATATTGTAAAGAAATGCGCAGGATTAGAGGTTAAAAAGGTTTCTAAGCCTACTAAAATGATTATGACTCTTTCCGGTCATTTACGTGTAGATGTAATTAGAAAGATTTTCGGAATTAAAACAGATGGTTTGAAAGCTGGTGTATGGTCATACGGGGCGAAATCGAAAGGGAAATCATTTGTTTTAACTGCTGATGTAATTGATGAGTTTTCTGATTTGAAGAAAATGGTCGCCTTTTCTAATTGTTCATCTACGACAGGATTCAAATTTAAGGTAGAAAACGGTGCAGATGAATTAGCAGAAACAGAATTAGAATTTACGGCACTTAAAGATAGTAATGATGAATTCTATTACGAAGCATTAGTTGATGAAGTGGAAGATGCAAATGTAAAAGAGCAATGGCATACAAAATTCACACCGGAGCTTGTTAAACAGACAACAACAACAACTCTATCAAAATAAAAGGGGACAAGTAATCTATGAGAGTCGAAATCGTAAAATTAAAAGAAGTAGAAGTTGTAAATGTAGACGGTCAATTTAAGGCAATCGAAAAAAATCACCAAACCGTTCCTTGCTTTATTACAAACGCTGCAATGCAAAAAGGACAAAGTTTAGGGTTGATTGAACAGTCACTCATGCAAAGCTTATTTAAAATGAATGATTTAGCAAAGGCAAATCCAAAAGAAATCAATAGTGATTTATTACAAAGTTTCAATGAAAGCGAGATACAAAAAATCATTTATTTAGGCTGTTTAGGGGCAAATAAACAATTCCCTTATGATTTTGAAGAATTTATTGAAAGATTCCATTACTCATTTGAAGAAACGACAAAACTGTATTCTAAGTTAATTTCAAGTGTAACAACGGGACAGACAAATAAGTTTGCTAGAGGGTTAGCGAATAGTACAAAGAATAACGGAAAAAAGAGATAAAGCCACCGAAAATAAACATTGAATGCGTAGAGGACAAATATGTTCTCTACGTTTTAATTTATGGGATTGATTCAGAAGTTTTTTGGCATTCTCCCGTCGCATCGGTGGAGCGAATAGCAGAAGGGAAGCTTGCCTTTGATGCTTGGAAAGCTAATCCACGATAAAAAAAGACAGGTGAAAACATGGCAAATGGACCAGAATCGAAAATAACGTTTAAAGTTTTCAATCAAGAATTTAATAAAGCAATGGGCGAAATGAAAAATGAAAGTTCCAAGTTACGCCAAGAGTTCACATTGCAACAAGAGCAGCTTAAATTGACTGGTACAGCCACCGAACAATTAAATGCAAAGCTAGGATATTTACAACAGCAACAACAATTAGCTGCGCAAAAGGTTGCCACTACGGAAAAACAATTAAGTAAGGCAAAGGCAATGTATGGTGAAAATTCTACTGAAGTCGAAAAATTATCTCGCCAGTTAGGGAATGCCCAAATTGCCGAACAAAAATTTTCGAATCAGATCAAAGAGACCGAATCAGCCTTACAAAGATTAGCGCAGCAAAATAGCAGTACTGCACAAGCTTTAAATAAATTAGGAACAGAAGAAACAGAACTCGTAAATAAATCAGCAAAATTACGTGCGGAATATGATTTGCAACGTGCAGCATTAGGTAATAACGCTACTGAATCCGAAAAGTTAGGTGTAAAGCTTCAGCATCTAAGTCAAGTGCAACAAAATGCATCGCAGCAAACGAAAAACTGTGCACAACAGTTAGCGGCTGCTAAATCACAGTATGGTGAAAATTCTGCTGAAGTTAATAAGCTAGAAACAAAATTATTACAATTAAGTACAGCAGAGCAAAAACTAAAAAATCAAATTGAAACCACGAATCAAAGTTTGAAAGAGCAAGAAATTGAAACAAAAAGAGCAGCAGATGCGACAAAGAAATTAGAAACTCTTTTTGAAGCAACAGGGACTAGTGTAGATCGCTTTGCAAATTCGTTAGGTGGACATTTAACATCAGCAATTAAGCAAGGTACAGCATCTTCTTCTCAATTAGATGAAGCTATTAAACGTATCGGGCGTGAAGTATTAGGAACAGAGGTTGATTTAGAAAAATTAAGCCGTTCCTTAAAATCTATTAATGATGGAAATTCAATAGAAAAAGTTCGAAATGAATTGAAAGAATTATCTAGAGAAGCAGAAAGAACAGAAAAAAAATTCAAAGAACTAGATATCGATTTAGAAAATGTAATAGGTGCTGCGGTTGCTGGTGCTGGTATTTCTGGCGTAATCGAACAAGCACTTGACACCTCAAAATTAAAAACAAAAATCGATGTATCCTTTGAGGTTCCAGAGTCATCAAAAAGGTCAGTTGAAGAAGCTGTAAGGGGTGTTACAACTTATGGTGTAGAGATCGAGGAAGCTTTAGAAGGAACTCGGAGACAATGGGCGCTTAATAAAGATGCTTCCGATGAAGCGAATGCTGCAATTGTAAAAGGTGCTGCAACTATTGCTTCAACATATGCTGGTATTGATTTTAATGAATTAATACAGGAAGCAAACGAAATTGGTGCAACGTTGGGGATTACAAATGAGGAAGCCTTAGGTCTGGTCAATACCTTACTGAAAACAGGATTTCCACCAGAGCAATTAGATATTATCGCCGAATACGGGGATCAAATGGTTCAAGCTGGATTCTCAGCTAAAGAAGTACAAGGCATCATGTCAGCGGGTATTGATACTAAAACTTGGAATATCGACAACCTATTGGATAAAAAATTGTCCCTATGAGTGGTGACATTCATAGCAAACTCCTCTAATTCGGTGAAACTCTCACATAAGAGACAATACCGAGCCAATCCTATAAATAGGAAGTGTGTAACGACTAGCTGAAAAGCGTAGGATGTAAGCCAATGGCATCCGAAATGGGGAGCATCTTATATAAAGATGATGATATAGTCTGGACTGTATAGTGATGTACAGAAGTTCATAAGAGAACTGACAGGACGTTGCGAATTCTGTTGAACATATCGGGGGTTAAAGAAGGTCGCATTCAAATGGCTGACTTTGGTAATGGTCTTGATAAATCCATGAAAGAAATCATATCACAGACAAATATTTCTGCTGAACAATTTGAAGGTTGGGGACAATCTATCGCTAAAGGTGGAGAAGGTGGACAGAAAGCTATGCTTGAAGCAACAAAAGCATTAGCTGGTGTTGAAGATGCTACCGTAAGAAATCAGCTTGGGACAAAAATGTTCGGGACCCTTTGGGAAGACCAAGGAAAGAAAATTGTTGATACCATTTTAAAAGCAGAAGGCAAACAAGTTGATCTAAAAAAAGGTGTAGATGATTTAAATGATACCACTTCCAAATTAGACGCATCTCCAGCAGTTAAAATGCAAAAAGCAATCAATGATTTGAAAGTAGCACTTGAGCCTGTTCTCGGTGTTGTAGCCGATATTATAGCAAAATTTGCTGAGTGGATTTCTAATAATCCAACATTAGCCGCAACACTAGCAGCGGTTGCAACTGCTATTGGAATCATTTCTGGTGCAATTTTAGCACTTGCCCCCATAGTCGTAACGATAATGAGTATATTTGGAGTTGGTGCAGCAGCGGCAGCTGGAATAGTTGCTATTGTTCCCGTTATTATAGCTGCAATAGTCGCTCTATGCGTTACTATTTACCAAAACTGGGAATCTATTAGTAAATGGACCGTTGATACATGGAATTCCATAGTTGAATTCCTTACTGGTATATGGGATGGATTGGTCCAATGGTTGTCTGACACTTGGAATAGTATGAGTGAAGGAACTGTATCTGCTTGGAATTCCATAGTTGAATTTCTTACTGGTATATGGGATGGATTGGTTCAATGGCTGTCTGATACTTGGAATAGTATCAGTGAAGGAACTGCATCTGCTTGGAATTCCATAGTTGAATTTCTTACTGGTATATGGGATGGATTGGTCCAATGGATGTCTGATACTTGGAATAGTATAAGTGAAGGAACTGCATCTGCTTGGAATTCCATAGTTGAATTTCTTACTGGTATATGGGATGGAATAGTTAACTTTGTAGTTACATGGGGTTCTAACATATTAAATGCATATATCGGAATTTGGCAATCTATATTTGATTTCTTCATAGAAATTTGGAATGGAATAGTTGAGTATTTAACAGAAGTTTTACAAGGTATAGCAACTTTCTTCACAGAGACCTGGACTGCTATTTCAGAGTTCTTCCAAGGTATTTGGAATGGAATAGTTGCTTTTTTAACGCCTATTTTACAAGGAATAGCTGATTTCTTTTCAATGATTTGGAATGGTATTTCTACAGTTATTCAAAATGTATGGAATTTCATTACACAATACCTACAAGCAATATGGACAGCAATTTTATATTTTGCTACACCAATATTTGAAGCGATTAAAAATTGGATTGTTAATACATGGAATACCATCAGTTCCATTACTTCCATGGTTTGGAATACGATTAAGAATTTCTTACAATCTTGTTGGAATTCACTTGTTGCATTTGTAGTGCCTATCTTTGAAAAAATTAAGAGCTGGATTGTTAATACATGGAATGCCATCAGTTCTACAACGTCAGCAATTTGGAATGCGGTTAAAAACTTTTTGATCGGTCTATGGAATTCTATCGTTTCGACAGCGAAATCTATTTTTAACAACATAAAAGAAACAATCACTTCTGTTTGGAACATGATCAGTAGTACAAGCAGTAATATCTGGAATGGCATTAAATCCATGCTCTCAAATATTTGGGAAAGCATTAAATCTACAGCATCATCTGTATGGAATGGTTTAAAAGAAGCGATTATGACACCTGTTCGTTGGATTGCAAGTTCTGTTGGTAATGCCTTTGAAGGAATGAAATCAGCTGTACTAGGCGCTTGGAATGGCATTAAAAGTGGTACTAAAACAGCAATTAACGGTATTATTCGTATGATTAATAAATTTATAGACGGTTTTAATACTCCAGCTGATCTGTTAGATAAAATACCGGGTGTTGATGCACCGCAAATTCCACATGTACCAATGCTTGCAAAAGGTGGTCATGTTCTTAGTGATGGTCAATTCATTGCTGGTGAAAAAGGACCAGAGTTATTTAGTAAAAAAGGAAATAAAGTATCAGTACGACCATTGAACGCTTCTGAAAAGTCATTAGGTATAACTGGACAGTTAAATTCCATGATGAGCATCGTGACAAAAACAGTTCAAAATGCAGCATATACAATGGCTGCACTAGCCAATAAATCTAATACAGTAGATGTTTCCGGATATAGCGAAAGCAGACAAAATGCATTATCTTCTAATTTAGCATCTACAATTAAAATGCAACAGCCTACTTATATTACAGTTGTCAGTCAAATAGATGGACAAGAAGTTGCTCGAAATCAATTCCCATATTTACAAGAGATAGAAGCAGTAGAAGCCGCTGTAACTAAGTTTTAACAAGGAAGGGGGATAAGATGAAAAGCCCATTTAATTTTAGAATTCAATATGAAAACGGATCTATTATAGATATGTATCAAAAGGATTGGTGGGTTGAGTCATTTCAAATCCTCTCTTCTTCTTCTGATTATAAAACTGGAAAAATAGAGGGTAGAGATGGATTAATCCCCTATGGATCAACACGGAACACAAGGAAAATAAACATAGCTATCCAAATCGAAGGGGCGAATGCATCGCATTTTGACTTGATACGTGACGAAGTGTTTTCTGTATTCCGTTCCGGAGAAGAATTGAGGATTAGACGTGATTTACAGCAAGGAAAAGAACTAGTGTGTTTTGTGGAAAATGAAATAGAAATAGATTATCAAACATTGGAAGATGGATGGTTTGCCGTTGAATTGATTATGTTTGAACCGTTCATCCGTTCAATTGGAACCACTGCTGATATTCACCGTGATGGTATAAACGCTAACAAAAGCATCTGGGGATTTGGTATGGGACTTATAGCAGTGGATGAATCATTGATTTACAAACATAATGCAGTGGCTGGGAAAAAGTTTCGTATTTTCAACGCTGGTAATGCACCGGTTCATCATCCATTCCAACAAAAGTTAAAAATCACAATTAGCAATGTTGTTGGTAGCACAGAGCAGTTTCAAATCACAAATGCTACAAACCTTAGTAAAGCAAGAATTAATATACCTCTTTCTAGTAGCGATGTTGTTATTTATGATGGTCCGAATGTATCGCGAAATGGACTCGAATTTTTAAGGAATACAAGAAAGGATTTTATTGAGCTTTCTCAAGGATGGAACACTATTGAAATCTATTATTGTCAAAGTGCAACTATAGAATTTGATTTTCCCTTTTATTATTTATAACTACGGTGGTGAGACTAACAAATGGCAAGAAAAGAAATAGGGACAAATTGGAACGCGAAAGAAAATTTAAATTTGAATGAAAACTTTAAAGAACTATACGACAGAGAAGTAACAAGTGAAGATATAAATACAACTACTCCTAAGGGTCCTGCGGAACTTAGTTCGAGTTACGATGCAGGAGTTAGCATTTTTTATGACACGCAGGATTCACCGACAGGGTCTCAATGGATAGCCTCATTAGATCAATCCTATTCCGGTGGATTTAGAATTATTGTAGAAACAAGTAAAGATAAAAGTGCTGCAATTCAACGAATAAACATTATTAGAACATCACCGGCAACATATGAAACTTTAGGTTCGTTTATGCGTTCGGCATACGGAAATAACCCGTGGGGTCCGTGGTCAAAAATAGATAATGGCAAAAAATTAACAAGTGAAGATATAAATACAACTACTCCTAAGGGTCCTGCGGAACTTAGTTCGAATTACGATGCAGGAGTTAGCATTTTTTATGACACGCAGGATTCGGTGACAGGATCTCAATGGACAGTTTCATTAGGTCAATCCTATTCCGGTGGATTTAGAATTATTGTAGAAACAAGTAGAGATAAAAGCGCTACAATTCAACGAATAAACATTATTAGAACATCGCCAGCAACATATGAAATTATAGGTTCGTTTATACGTTCGGCATACGGAAGTAGCCCTTGGGGACCGTGGTCAAAAATAAACAGTCCAAAAAGTATTACTAACATTCCTTCTGGAACAGAATTATTCAATCCAAATACGGTTAAAATCGGGCGTTATTATCGTTATAGTACAGGTGAAGTAGTACTTGCAAATGCTGTATCTTGTTCTGATTTCATTCCGGTTTTTCCGAATAGTATTTATCGAAAAAATGTGCCGGGTCACGTTACTTTCTTTGATGAAGATTTCAAATACTTGTATGGTGCGGATATTCAAACTGTTCCAGCTGACATAAAAGTTTCGAATCAAAACGCAAGATATGTATCGTTTTCGTTTGGTACAAGTAGTAGGCATAGTGCATCGTGGAAATATATAAGCGGTGGAACGGATACTACTATTATTGATGAAAGAAACTTCATCATACCGAAATTAATTGAGTTAGAAAATAGTAAAAGTATTCGTGCAGCCAACAGCAAAGCATTTTTACGATTACCAACACCATACGATGATGGCGAAGAGTGGGAAGGTAGATTACATCAAGCGACACATCCATCAATCGTTCAGTTTGATGATGAGTGGAATGGATATAAGTTTTGGATGGCATTCACACCGTATCCATTTTCATTGTTATCAACTGAGAATCCATGTATCGTTGCCTCTAACGACGGCATAAAGTGGGATATTCCAACAGGGGTTACAAATCCGCTAGATACAGCACCAAAAGGTGGATATAACTCTGATACTCATATCATATACAATGATGCCACTAAAAGCCTTGAGATTTGGTATAGAGCGGTTACAGAAAGTTCTAGTGTAGAAACATTAAAACGAGTAACCTCATCAGACGGATCGAACTGGAGTGCACCAGAAACGATGATAGAGAGTCGCGGAGCAGCAAACATTCTTCAGTATATAGCCCCATCTGTAATTTATGAAAATGGTAAATATAGATTATGGGTTATGAGAGATTATTTTATTTATGTGATGGAAAGTAGTAACGGTAAAGTTTGGACCAATCCACTTCCTATAAAATCGGATGGAGATTATGTTCATTGTTGGCATTCAAACGTGCAAAAACACAATGGAGTTTATTACCTTCTGAATTGCGATAAGTTGAGTAACAAAGGTAATGGAGGCGAGTTGTTCTTTTACACTTCTGATGATGGCGTGAATTGGTCAAAAGGTAAAAAGATCATTACATACACAGGCAATGAATGGGATTATGACGGTCAAGGTGTATATAGAAGTGCTTTACTATTTAAAGACGAGTCTATCTTTATCTACTATGGCATGTATTCTAATAGAAAATGGACAATGGGACTCACTACAGGGCGTGATATTGATAATTTAATGGGTATTGATCAAAGGGCTTTGGACTTCTACAAGGTCTAATTTGTGTTTTATGAAAGAAGGTGCTACATATGTACGTATGTGATTTGGTAGGGGAAGAATATGTAACACAAATAACGTATCTTATCGAAGAGGAACTCAATGGAAACTGTGTACTATCCGCGAAGATTCAGCCTAACAAGCCGAATCTTCTTTTTCTTAGTAAACTATCTGAAATGTGGACGATAGTGGATGATGATGACACTACGTATAAGATAGTATATTTGAAAAAAAATGGAGAAGGCAATTCGTTATCAGCTGATATAAAAGCAATACCAAAATTTTTCGATGACTTTGATAATGATAGAGTCTATGAAGAGTACAATAAATCACTTACTGCTAAAGCGGCTTTTGATATTATATTTGCAAACAGTGGATACTTTTATCAATTGAGTGGTGATTTTTCGTCCAAGGAATGGAAAGGATTCGGTGGTGGTGCAGCGAGGTTAGATATGTTCAAAGACTCGCTCAATCGGTATGGAGTAGAGTTCAAAATACTAGGTAATATCGTGTATCTTGAGAAACAAATTGGTGCTGATTTAAATGTAATGTACAGGCATAGACTTAATGCTTCTAATATCGTTCAAGAAGTAGATGCTTCAAGCTTGTGGACGTATATTAAAGGATATGGTGATTACGGTGGCGATAAAGAGGATGGAGATTGGAAAGATGCAAAGCTAAAACGTGAATACACATCACCACTTGCTAAACTAATAGGGAAACGCCATGCGCCTCCACTTAAAAACGGTAAAATTAAATTAGCATCCACAATGGATGAAAACTTAAAAACTATTGTAGATGAAAGTTTAAAAATTAGTGTCACGGCTGATATACATGATCTTACAAAACAAGGCTACCCGATTGCTCAAAGTAACTTAGGTGATCGGGTATTTCTTATTGATGAAAGAATTGCATTAGACACAGAGGTTCGTATAGCTAATCGAAAAGTACTAAGAGACTGGCGAGGTAATATTTTAGATATAAATTTAACATTTGGCAGCCAAGACCTCAAAAAGCGTCATCAATCAAATTTAAAAGCTGCAGCAAAAACAATCAGTGATTTGATGGAAGGTCGCGAAAAGTTACCACTCAATGCACTGGCGGCAGAAGTGGCAAACGTGACAAAGATGATTTTAGGAGTTACAACTGAAATCGACATCACAGAAAAGGGTCTAATCGCAAAGGATAAAAACAATCCAAACTATGTTGTTATTTTAAACAGTGCTGGTCTTGGTATATCACAAGATGGTGGAACGACTTTCCGAAATGCGATAACTGGACGTGGCATACTTGCGGAACATATTCTTGCAGGAACAATTACAGCTGGAGCAAAGAAGCGGATAGACATTGCAGATGGCTCTATTTGGTCATACGTAAACAGCAAATTAACGATGTCATTTGGACAGTATCAATTGGACTTCTATCATCCGAATGGCGATAAAATCGGTAACTTTGGTCCCGGTAATATTGTTGGTACAGATATCCCTGGGTTACGTTTAGTTTTAGATAAAGATGAAGGTTATTTTAATATCGGTCATACTGTAGACGGTATTGTTCGAGCCGCTTTTCGTACTTATAGCCATGACGGTTCTTATTACACGTTCGTTGCGGGTCCATACTCTGATAATTCATGGATGGGAGTTTTTGCATCAACGAAGATATGGGAAAGTGACCATCCAAGAAATCAAGCTTGCTCTTTGTATTCAGCGGAGGATCACAATGTATATAATTACTTTGGTCGAAATGGTTCGGATAGTAAGTACCAATTTAGTTATAACGGTTCTGATCAAAACTCACATGTTATGGGTTATTTTGATAAAGATGGATTCTGGTCACACTTAGTACGAGGTGAATCGGTGGAAAGTGGTACCTATAAAGTGGGTTCTGGTGATAAGCGGATACACAGTTATACAGATGCGCTTGGTTTAGAATTCAGTAAAGCTAATCGGATTCTTGTTCGTCAAGATGGTTCAGTTAATATATTCGCTAATGGAACACTCAAGCATTCGTTCAAGCCAGATGGTAGTAAATCGGGTGGATCTATCGAAATCGATGGCGTCAACTTAGGTATGTCACCGATAGATTCTCCACAAGTTTTGCTAGAGTACATTATATTCAATCAGACGGTTTCTGAAGGAGGTACTGAAATTACAATAGACGAGCAATTTTTAAAAGCTGTTGGCGGTGAATATGCGGTATTTCCTTCTTATCCAGTAGATGTTGAGAAAAGAAAAGACTCTATCTTTTTACAAGGTAATAAAACGGTAGATATAAGGCTTGTGGGTAAACGTATCCATTATCAAGATGAGTTTTGGTTGGATATGAGCGTTTAAATAAAATACGGCTTTTATTCTAAAAAAGAAATATCAAAGCATGATACAATATTCTTAGATATTAATTTTAGGAGGGGAATGGTTTGGGGACTTATTATCATACTTCGAATGATAATTTAGCAGTAGGAACGATATTACAACCTATGTATGGAGAAAAATTAAAGGATTCTCGTCAGTACGTTAATGATAATGGTTATTTTTACGATAACTATACACAATATTTAAAAGAAATGTTATTTGAAGAGATAAGAAGAACGGAGTTTCCTTCATTACCTTCACGAATCCAATCGATTTATTTGACAGAAAGTTATGAATTAGCTATTGAGTACGCTGAGAAATATAACAAAAAATATATTTATGAAGTTGAAATTGAAGATCCTAGTAAATCTGTAACTTTAGATATGCAATGGATGGATTTAAGTATTCTTCAATCTTACGATACAGTTAAAGAAATGGCACGAAATTATTACAACGGGGAAAGTATTGATGGACCTCTCCATTGGGGAATATATGAAGGGGCAAAGAATAATCCGATAAAGATCAAACCATTTTGGGAAACTCTGTATGACGGAAAAGTCATTACAAAAAAGTGTGTATTAATTAAAGAGCCTATATCTTAAGGGCTCTTTTTTATTTCACTAAATAAAAACTTTTATAGATTAAGGGGAGCGATTGCTCCTCTTTTTATTTTGAAAGGAGATTAAGAGATGGATCGTATTGATGTATTAATGAAAACATTTGTAGCTTCATTTGGTGCCTTTTGCGGGTACTTTTTGGGAGGATGGGATGCAACATTGAAAATTTTAGTGACGATGGCAGTTATTGATTATTTAACTGGCATGATTGCAGCAGGATACAACGGAGAGTTAAAAAGTAAAGTTGGTTTCAAAGGCATCGCCAAAAAGGTGGTGCTTTTTCTGTTGGTTGGAGTGGCAACCCAATTAGATATAGCACTTGGAAGCAATAGTGCTATTCGTGAAGCGACAATCTTTTTCTTTATCGGAAATGAGTTGCTTTCACTTTTAGAAAATGCTGGTCGCATGGGAATTCCGCTACCTTCAGCATTGACAAATGCAGTTGAAATTTTAGGTGGCAAACAAAAACAAGAAAAGAAAAAGGGAGATGTTCAATAATGAAATATCATGAGAGAAACGTTCGTAATTTAAATCAGTTAGCGGATAATACAAAGGCTGCAGCTTTTAAGTGGTATCAATACTGTGTAGATAATGGTATTGATGTGCTTATCTATGAAACTATTCGTACTAAAGAAAAGCAGCGTGAATATGTGAATAAAGGTGCATCGCAGACAATGAAATCTTATCACATCGTAGGACAAGCTCTTGATTTCGTTCCAATCAAATCGAATGGTACAGAAGATTGGAACGGATACAATAAAGAGCCATGGGCATCAGCAATTCGTTACGCTAAACAAATTGGCTTTGAATGGGGTGGTGACTGGAAAGGCTTTGTTGATAGCCCACACTTACAATATAACTACAAAGGGTATGGAACAGATACTTTCGGAAAAGGTGCTCAAAATGTTCCTTCTCCTCCACCAGTATCAAACGATAGTGCAAGGATTGCTTATATTAACGGTAATAATGTGAATTTAAGAAAAGGTCCAGGTACTGGCTATGGCGTTATTCGTCAATTAGGGAAAGGAGAGGCTTATCAAGTATTTGCGGAATCAAACGGCTGGTTAAATCTTGGCGGCGATCAGTGGGTGTATAACGATCCATCATACATTCGCTATACTGGGAAAAGTACTCCAGTAACCCCACAGCCATCCAATGATGGTGTAGGTGTAGTTACTATTACTGCAGATGTATTACGCGTTCGTACGGGTCCTGGTACAAACTACGGCATCGTAAAAAATGTGTACCAAGGTGAAAAATATCAGTCGTTTGGAAATAAAAATGGTTGGTATAATGTTGGCGGAAATCAGTGGGTTTCAGGTGAGTATGTCAATTTTAAAAAGTAAAACATACTATCAGAAAATGAATCCTATGTGAAGAGATTTTCTACAAAAGAATAGTTTGATTAACAAAACAAGAGCCGTCCTGTTGGGCGGCTTTTTTTATTGCTATTAAACTTAGAACTTACTTTTAGATAATGCCTTTAATATAGGTTTCATGATTTTACTCAATATACGAAATCCGTTAAAGATAGACCGTACAACTTTCATAATATATCCTCCTAAAATTTAAGTGGACTATGTTAATT